TACGGATAGAGATTCCGCCATTTCGCTTTGTGTAGCCGAGCTTTTCGATTTCATTCGCAATTTTCTGCGCCGTGCTTTTTGATGCTGAATTCTCACTGTAAATACACACTTCTGTTCCATTTGCTGAGCTGTTAAATGCATTGAAATGAATACTCACGTCTAAATCTACGCTGTGAGCATTGCATTTTGCAACAATCGCTTCTAAATTGCCACGCACAGTTGTTGCTGTCTCATCCGTGCAGTCGTACACAGTGTGTCCTAATGCTTTCAACTTGTTGATAACTAAGTCTTTGACTTTTCTATCCTCAACGGTTTCAGAAAAGATTCCGCTTGCTCCGGGCACTTTAAAATTATGACCTGCGTGTACATTAATTCTCATAAATTATCTCCTTTGCTTATATTTATTATTTTTAAGAGTTATATTTTGTATTCTGATACATAATATGCGATAACTAAGTCTAAAACATCATCATTTAGTTTCTCCTTGCCCTTCATCTTTCTGTTCTTTTACAAATTCATTCCCCTGTGCTTCAACAACAACTTTAAAATGCTGTACAAGTTCAAGCAAAAAACCTGGCAGAGGTGTTTCAAGCCTTGCCAGATTCTCTAAAATGCTGATTAATTCGTTGATTATAAGCCAGACCGCAACTAACATGCCGAAAAAAGTTGCGACCGGAATATGCACGTTGATGCTATCCGCTGTCGTTAAGATGAGCCAGTCCATCAGCATACCAATCCCGACAACGATGATATACATCAGCTTCTTAATAATGCCCCACATCCCTTTTTTACTCGAAATAGTGTTCTCCTTTTTGCTTGCAAGCATCCCTGTCACGTAGTCAACAACCATCACGCACGTGAGGGCAAGGAGCATCGGTCCGAGTATGCCGAGTTTAGATGATACTCCGGCAATCATGCCGGAGAGAATGAGTTTTATTGTGTTGTATTTATCCATGCAGGTTCTCCTTGTTCTTTAATAAGATTTAATTTTTGACTGTTATTAAGTAATATATTTATCATTTATTCGCCCCTATTGCGAATTGAAATACATAACCAGTAGAAAAAGCTAGCTTTTGATTTAAATTTTCGACTAAATCGTTTTGATTTTCTGCTCGCACCGTACTAGCCATTGCATTACCTTTTGCATCTAACATTGCAGTTATGACAAAACATTGTTTGTCATCATACCTTAGTGCTCTTTCTCTTAACAAACAGTTTCGTGCTGAAATGACAGGTGTATTATTGGGCGAACTAAAAACAACACCGTAGATAAAAGTATTTGATCCATTTATAAACTTGAGACTTAAATCGGGGTAAACACGGGTATTCATAACACCAAATGACTGTTCTTTAGCTTGCTGGCGAAATGAAAGCATAGCATATTTTTTTGAACTTGATTTATTTTCTAGTAAAAAAGAATATTCATTATTTTCATTTTTTGTAATATCAAAAACAGCAAAAGGATATTCTCTTTCAATTACATTATTTTTTATAATGTCTGGAAAATACATATTTGCGAAAGATTCAAAAGTTTTTTCTAATATATTTTTATCTTCTTTAAAATCATTAATACTAGTTTTTGTATTCATACCAAATTCGCTGTTAGCAGCAATAGTAGATGTTAAAAAAACACATTCTTTTTTGTCTTTGTCGATATCAATTAATGTTGCAAGAATGTTTTTATAATATTTTTTTAATCCGTCTGTTTCATCCACATTCGTTACTATCATCTTATAGTTACCACATTTATAAGTTAAACTATCAAAATTATTTTTAATATTGTTTATTATCGTTTCCCAGCTATCAGTTATTTCTTCTGTCACAAAAGGATTACCAAACTGCGCATAACACCTTGTATCACCTGTTATGTTTTTTCCAGTCGGCACAAATCCCTTGAAAGGATAATCCTCCGCACTTCCCTTACTCGACACCGGAGTATCGCCAGTGTACGTTGCAGAACTGCCATAAGCAACGTTTTCAACTCTTTGAAGCAATGTGCTTCCATTATAAAAATATACAGTATATCGTCTAACTGTCGCAGTAAATGCTGCATATACATTTCTGTCTGCCACTACTGCTTTTAATGCTGTGCTATCAGCACTTCCACCTGGTTTTCTGCTCCATCCTGAAAAACTGTATGTGTACTGCGCTGTGCTGGATTTGCTAGGGGTGCTGCCACTGTATGCACCATCCGCTCCGTCTGTGATGGACTGTGTATACAGTAAAGTTGTACCAGTATCGTTATAAAAGTGCAGAAAACTGGTAATATGCTGATATGCAATTTTGATATCAGGATACTTGCTTTGAATCTCTGCCACTTGTGCACCGGTCACGGTATCGACTGAAATTGTACCGGATACCTGTGCAGTATCTAAGTTGTTTCCATTTTCATCAAGCCCTCGCATCGTGTCGAGCAGAGCAATCAGATTCATCAAATCATCTGCATCCTCTGCCGTCCAGTCGATTCCGAGCAGTCGCACACGGCTATTTGCCGGAATTGCTTTTAAGATTGCTTTGCTGTCCACAACTTTGTTTACATTTTCAAGCCGCAGAGTTGTAATCTTACTGTAGTCCGGTACTGTCAAATCATATAAGCTCGGCTGATTCCTGATTGTTAAGTTCGTAATCGTTGCCGGTAAATGCAACTCTTTCAAAATTCCTGCCGGTGGTAGCAAAATACCAGCCACACTTGTGCCATCGAAATACGCAAATTCTACATTAGAGCATCCGGAAATATCAACTGTCTGTGTCAGATTTGGACAGTTTCGCACATCTAATTTTCTAAGCAGAGTATTATTTCCGAGATGTAACTCCGTTAGATTCGGATTTGCGTAACTTTCATCTGCGTCTCCAACTTTAATTGCCTGTAATTTTGTTGCAAGACTAAATTCCGCATATCCAATTTTAAGCCCTGACAAGTCACCGATATCTTTAAGCTGTGAAGCACTGTAAATATAGATTTCTGTATCATTTACATTATCTAAAGGGCATTTTAGTGTGTAACTATTGCCACGCAAAGCCCTCATCTGTGTCAGATAAGAGCCGTATTTGACTGATGCATAGATGTCAGCATAAGGGGTTACTGTGATATCTGATTTGGCATAGCCTCTGACCGTGATAACATCTGTCAGAGCGTCCCCAGCGTTATATTTACTGTCAATATACCGGAATCTGTTATACAGCCACCATTTTCGCTGTTCTGCCTTACTGCCCTGTAACATTGATAGATAAGCAGAAGTATTATCATTAATGAGCGGTGCTAAGTATTTGAAATAAGAATCCTCATTGAAAATTGCCTCTGACCAAGCTGCCTGATGCTCTTCAAAACGTCGCTCTGTATCCTCATAAGACAGCTTCCCCTGCGAGCGCAATTCTTGATACATCTGTTTAATTTTATCAAAATAAGCCTGTCTCAGGTTCTTCCAGAGCACACTGTTTTGTCCGTTGAAAACGTCTGCGCCTGCAAGTTTGTCAATATCTTCCAGTTCATAACTGAAAGCAAGTGCACCCTCATTATTTGTACCGATGCCGGTATCAAAATCGTAAGGTAAAAAACACCATTTAGCCATTTTGTTCTGTCCTTTCTTTGAAAATTGTCGGGAACATATTTTTAGCTCGAGAGTCAACCATTAGAAAAAGTTCTGTAAACAAATAATAAAAGCAGGCACTCTCTAACTCAATGTATTCAGAAAGTTCTGCTTTAAATTTTGCAATCCGGTATTCTGCTGTGTCTGTCGTATAAGTTACATCTGCATAAGTTACCGGAGCAGATAATGTCTGACCGGTTGCCGCATCTTGGTCAGTGCTGGCAATCCATGCGCTTAACTGGCTTAATTTTATCGGATCTGTATTTCCGTCAGGATAACGACCCTCAAAGTCATTCAGCCATTCATCCGTTGAGAAATCTGCATTTTTCCACAGAACTCTTGAGCTTGTATTATTTAAAATTTCCCAGCTTTCATCCCCTGTCTCAAAGCCATACACTTCCTCAGTCCCTTTGTCATTATTGAAATTATATTTTCCAAGGAAAGTCGTGCTGTTTCCATCATTCCAGAACATGACAATTGGAAATCCGTCAATTCCTTGCCGTATCTTTGAGTTTTTCTTTTGCGGTGGAGTCTTATATGGACAAATATCATTGTATAAGCGCACTAATTCAACATTGTTTGCTCCCTCAGACGATGCCACATCAGCTTTAAATGTAAATGTTTTTGTCGGAATTGCATCTGTATTTATTTTATATACAGCAGATTCTTCTCCAGAATCAAATATAAAACCGCCCTTAAAATTAATTTTATAATTCTTTCTTGCGTAATACTGCGATGAGGTCCCCTGTACATTCGCAACTGCATTCGAAAAAGTAAAGTTATTCGCTGAATTATTAGGGTCTATATAGTAGCCTGAGACTGTCTTTTTGTCTCCTTTGTACTGTGGCAGTTCCGGACACTCAACAACTAAATATGGCAAATCTTTTCTAAGTTGCGAAATCACAATCTGACCATACTCATCGAAGACATTATTGTTCTCATACCGTTCAAGCATTTCATCAATGTTTTGTGTATCTGCTATCCAGTTGTTCAAGAGCTGGAAGCGTGTAAGGTCATTATCGTAGACTCTGATGCAATATAAATCAATCACACAGTCATTTGAACCAATCACAATATTTTCTGCAACCATTTGAGCAAAATCATCATTTGCAGGATACTGTACCACTCCACTGATAATTCCGTTAATATAGCAATACACAAGTCTATACTCTACATTTTTCTCTACTACAAACGAAATTCTTACATGCTCATTTTCTTTGTACTGTGTTGATATTACTGTCTGCTCAGACTGCATAAGTGCTTTCTGCGCAGTCAACTCAATCCCTCTTCCTGTGTTCATACAGCTAAGAATTTTTGCATCATAATTCATGACGTCTCTTGTTGCAAATTCCAATTCAATTGTTTTACCGCCAGAACGGAAATCTTTTTCGAAAATTTTATAAGGAATTGTGAGCCGTGCATCACCTGCAACTCGAAGCACAGTATTCTTATCCTCGTCAAGCTGCCAGCCATCCGATGAAAAATTGAACTTATCGAATGTAGCAGAAACATCTTTATAACTCCACGTGCCAGGATTTTCTTCATTGTTACTTCTTCCATAACTACTCAGATATAGAGCCAAATCTTGCGTTTCTGCTTCAATTTTCATACTGCTTTCTGACACATCAAGAGTAAATTCTTTTGTTACTTCTCCGCATTTTATTTTAAGTACAAGAGTACCGACAGTATCAACACGGTAAGACCATGTTTGTTCTGTTCTATCAACTGTTAAATTTGCTACTTCTTCATCATTCGCAATTAATTTAATTGCAGATGTCATACTTGTCGGGCTGTATATATAATAAGGAATTGCAAGTTTCTGATATTGCTCTGCTTTTCCTGCTCTGAAACTACTTGTGATAACCGGTGTATCATTTTCTGATTCGATGCAGATAATATCATAAAACAGCTCATTTGATTTTATTTCTACACCATCCACTTCTGCGGTAAAATAAACTAATAGACTGTGTGCTCCATGCTTCTGTGCCGGAATTGTATAAGACTGTTGCCGTCCCGATGCAGCTACAGTAGATGTACCGATTTCTGCATTATCAACAATAAAATGTACTGTTTTTTCGATGTTTCCGGTCGGTATATAACTGTAATTAATTGCACCGCTATAAGCAATAGAAGAATCAAAAGTTGATGCAATTGATACATCGACAACAGATACACTATAGTTGATTGTACGACTGTTCCCATAAGCATCTGTGATGTTAAATTTGATTTTATTCGCACCGGCAGACAGCCATTTTCCAACATCAATTGTAACTGTTCCCTGCGCAACATCCTGAGTTGTTTTTGTAATTCCATTGATCGTAATTTTTAGAGTTCCGTTTCCGGTCGGAAGTTCATCTTCTATACTGCTCCAAGTCGCACTTATTTCACATGCTGCACCAGTTGAAATTGATTTAGATAACCAGCCACTTGTGTTTTGCATAGTGAGTACAGCATTATTACTGCCTCCACCACCTCCACCGCCTCCGGTACCGGAAAATGGTCCAAGTGGTCCGACGACAACTTCATTGTTGCTGGTCATGTATAAATATCCATTTTCGACATAAGCGTCGTCTATCTTAGAATCTAACAATAATTGCAGACTGTTTTGTGCATCATCAAGTTCTCTGACTGCATTTTCGACATTTACAAGTTCCTCATTAATAGATTCTTTCAATCTCTCAAGGATCTTTGCATTTTCTTCTTGAATATTGTTTACTTCCTGCCGGAGGACTGTAATATCCTCAGATGTTGCAATCTGAATTACCTTTCCGGCATTATAGCAATACCACGCAGCACCGGTATCTGTTGCAACTGCAAACTCCCCAGGAAGCAATTTAGCAGGGATAAATTCTTCTTTTAATCCTCGTCTTACCTTAATCGCCATCTGCTTCTCTCCACTCCTCTAAAGTCTGTGCCAACTCTGCGTTCTTCATTTCTTTGACTTTACACACAACAGGAGTAAGTGCAAGGTCAAGGAAACCAGCCGGCAAGCTGTATTTATTTTTGATTGCAAAAATTGCACTTCCTAATTCTTCCGTAGCACATTCTAATATAGCACTGAGTGGCATTATTTTCTGTTCTTTTCTCTGCTCTTTTTTTTCTTCCATCACAAATTCTCCTTCAATGAAAACGTCTCAACTGCACCAAACTCAGGAATTTTTCTAGGCAACCCAGAATCAGGAGACGCAAACAATATTTCTTTTCCATCCTCAATTTTATAGATATCACAACCACTTTTTAGATATTTTTCTATTTGTTCCGGTCGGCTCAAAAAAATACCGTAACCATCCTTTTTTGCTATATATTTCGCCATCTTTAACTCCTTAGATATTAGATATCTGTTACCATCAGTCCATTTTCAAATGTTAAATCACTTGCATGCCATGTAATTGTGCCATCTCCATTGTCTACAATCTTAGAAATATAAGAAATTGTGCCAGTACCACCGATATACGCTGTATCGCTTACATTACTTGATGACCTTGTTGCTAATTCATTGACAGATATTCTCAAGCATCCGCCTTGAATCTGTAACCCTTTGTGAACTGCTCCAGTATTCAAATTCTTAGCTGTAGCAGAGTAATCAATGTAACCATACTGATTGTTTCCGTATCCACCTGTTAGTCTTCCGGTACTCGCAAGCTGTACCCAATAACCTGTATCACTTCCAGCTTTTAGTGTTCCTTTTAGTTCTGCATTTGTACATTTCAGGACACCACTTTCGCTCATAGATGAGTAAGTAGACTGCCACGAAATTTTACTTGCTTTTAGTCTAATTGATTCTGCACTTTGCTCAATCAAAGAATTTACTTCGTCTTTTGTTACTTTCAAAGAGATTTTATTGTCTAATAAAACTATCTGTGCTTCATTGTATATCTCATATTTTCCAAGTAGCTCGACATCTTTTAAATAAATCGGAATGCCTGATACATAATCATACAGATAAAGATATTTCTTTCCTGCTGCTGTAGCTTCAAACTCAAATTCAAATTGTGTCCATTCATCTGATTTTAATGCTCCTGCATCTGTAAATCTCTGCATCGAATTGAAACTACATTTCACTCTTGCTCGATTTTCATATCCTACATCTGTCGCAGCTTTAAAACGTAGCTTATAAGTGCCAGCTTGCATATCAGACCAATATTGCTGTAAGTATGCCGACGTTGATGTTCCTGAAAATTTTGCACATTTTCCGAGCGTTTCATGTTCTACAAGCGATATTGCAGTTGTATCTGAGTTCTGCCATCGGTCGAGCGTATCGGAAAATTCTCCGTTTTTTGTGTAGCAGTGCATGAGAGCTGCAATTTCTCTCGAATTTTTCAAAGTAATTTTATCTTCTGCTGTACTAATCGTCTGTGCAATATAAGATGTAGACCATTCTTTTAATTGTCCGTCTGCATCTTCTATTTCTTTTGTGACTGCTTTTTTATAATCAACAGAGAGTTGCTTAGCTGTGATGGAATCTGCATCTATCCAATCTCCACGGATTCCAGTTGCAGCTATCACATTTAGAACTGCATTACCATCCTTATCAATTCCTGATGTCCATGTTCTTCCTCCATCTTTACTCCAAAAAAAACCATCGATTGTTTTCTTATATACAACTGTACTGTCTTTTAAATCCGGTTTATCATGCATATACATAATTGTGCTACCGTCGTCTTGCTTCTCTTGTGTCTCATAATAGCCCATTGCATTTGTTGCTAAGCTATTGAGTTGTTCGAGAAACTTCTCATATTTTGTAAGTCCTTTTTGAGCGTCTTTTTTTATATCTGAAACTATTTTATTAATTTCAGCATATCTATCCGCACTGTGCCTCTCCGCTGGTTCTGCTCCACATGAAATACTTGCATAATTTCCAATGTTATATGAAACATTTGTGAGATATGAATAATAAGAATTTCCTTTCCGGTCTGTCAGTACAACTGCATCCCCTGCCTCCCAAGCAGGATTCCCCTCCACATTTGCATCAAATGCCCGAAATTTCATACCAACCACTTTTACCGCTAAGTATTCTGCAATTTCTTTCGCTCTGCCAGCTTCTATAAAAGGATTTCCCGAGATATCTATAACATATCCTTCTGCTCCACATAAATATGTCTCTCCTTTGATATCTCCTGTTTCACCTTCCGAATCTGCCGCAGTAACACGAACCCCTGTAATTAAAATATCATCTGTGTTAACTGATAAGCTACTAAAGCGATGTAAGTGCCAGTAAGGTAAATCATCTACAAAGTTTCCGCTATCATATTCATCCCCGCTTGAATAGTCTGTAAAATTACCTCCGTCCAGTTCAGAGCCACTTTGATAGTTATTTTTATCTGTAATGTCAAAAATACCGCCATCAACAATATTGTCAAAGGCGGTACGGTCGTACCAATTTAATTCCAACTTGCCATCTCTATTACACCTTGCATAACATCCTGCCAGCAACGCACAGTACGCTATTATTGCACGATATGTAACATTTTCTGATGCTTTTAAAGGGTTTGTATGTACTTCGTAGGTATAATTATCAAATAAGCTATCAGCAAGTGCTACACCGCACCGTAAACAACAATATTGCACTATCTTTTGCAATGTAGCCGGAAAAGTTAATTTTCCATCATACACTTTGTCAAACTTGCTCATATTATCAAGTGCTTTGATTGTAATGACATCCGGTGTTGTTGTTGGATCCGATGCGATGAAAACACCTTTCTTAAGCCACTCTGTACCAGATTCCAGTTTCAAACCTATCCAGACTTTGATTCTTGCATCAGTAAAATCATAGTCTGAAAATGCATCATTCTCATTGTAGATAGATGCAGTAAGCTGATTTGTGATGGCTGTGCCAATTTCAAAATTGCTTGTACTGCTTACTGCATCTGAAATTTTTACACCATCCGCTCTCAAATTTGTTTCGTCAAACTTAAGTTTTGTACCATCTTTCAATGTACAAATGACTCGGGCGGTAAAAAAATGATTTTCTGACATCGCTTTTTGATATTCTATGCTTGTATTAATCATCATTCTACCTCTCTATCAAATCTACACTTACACTCTTATAATAGAAAATACCGTCACTCAGCCTTCCGAGCACTTCTTTGCTGAGCGTACTTCGATAGGCTGTCACGGTCATATCAATTCCGTCGTCATGAAATGTAACCGGAAAGAATCCGTTTACAATTTTACTCCTAATTTGAGACATTTCTGCCTCTGTTAATATCCCCCATTTCAAAGAGATATTCTTTTTTTCTGCAACCACTTCCCCTGCCATTGTTCCATTCATCAGACGTCCAGTGTCAGAGGTCCATATCAGTTCGTCATTAATTGTCATTGATACCGGAGCCGGAAGAACAATTCCTCCGGCTCTTAAAATCTCTTTCACTTCATCACCTCTTTCAGATAACTTTCACAGGGTTATATCTCATATCAAGATTTTCCTGCGCTTTTTTAACTGCTTTTGCCATTAACTCTCCATCCAAATAAAATCCCATTTGGCTTAATGCGGCTACAATTCGCAACACTGCACTATTTATGATAGATTCTAGTTCTGCTCGGCTTATTCCTCCGGTACCTGCGACCGTCGCAACGGCTGCATTTACCATTGCTTGCAGCTTATTTTCTGGTGCCACAAGCTCGCCCTGATGCAAGTTATCACCAATCATTGCAAGCTGAGGTGTATTCTTTTTAACGTAACCACCTTGAGCCAAATGCGGAATAGGGTTCGGTGTCCAATTCGGCAAATTAAAACTCAATCCTCCAACAATCGGAATTTCTTCCGGAATACTGATGCTATTAAGCATATCAGCAATACCATTCACTCCTGATGCAACAGCCGACACAAGTTTATTGATGATGTCAATTATTGCATTAACAGGCACTCTTAATATGCCTACTATTCCATCCCAAATACCTCCAAAGATATCAGCGATTCCTTGCCATGCTCTTTTCCAGTCTCCTGTAAAAACACCTACAACAAAGTCTATAACACCTCCAAGCGACCTCAAAATACCGCCAATAACATCCGACAGCATATCAAAAGCGTTTAATACTATTTCGCCCACTTTTTCTAATATCGGAGCAATTACTGGATAAATATTTTGAATAATCCATTTGATAAACGGTTGTAAAACTTTTTCCCATAATACTTTTATTAAGTCTGCTACTTTTCCGATGAATTCTATGAACTCAGCAATTGCTGGATAAACATGGTTTTTCCAAGAATCTTCAAATTTCTCAGCAATTTTATCTAAAACTGGAGAAATACACTCATTGTACAAATCTAAAAATACAGAAACAATTTCTGAGATTCCATCTGTAAAAGACTGAAACATAGGGTGTATATTTGTTTCATATACCTGATTGATTTTTCCAAATATATCTTTGATGCCTTGATGAAGTGTTTGAAGCAAAATAGAAATCGGTGCAAGGGTATTATCAATTGCCTCTATAAGTTTATCTTTGTTCTCGACGAATGGACGTGTGATAAATTCAAGAATATCTGCACCAAATTGTAATGCAAGATTTAGAATCCCTAAAAACGTATCTGCAAAAATTCCTATCAAGCTGGCGGTGCATTGCTTTGCATTTTCGCCAGAAAAAACTGCAAAGACTTCCGCAAAAGCTACAGCAAAATCACCTACTAAATCAAAAATTCTCGCACTTACATCGAAAATAGAAACTATTTGATTTTTGATGTACTCTTTACTGCTTTGTAAGTATTTATCTATTCCTCCAACAAAATTATCTGCAATTGTCACGGCTATACTTGCCATTGAGCCTGCGACTTTTCCAGCGTTTAAAGCTATCGAATTTAAAAGTTTATTTGCAGACGCAACAACTTTTTTATCTGTAAAAATTTCATTCAAAATTTTTCCGATGTTTTCTAAATGCTTTTTAATTGAAGCAATGCGTTTTTCACTATCTCCAAAACCAATAACAAATCCTTTTTTAAATAAATTCGCAAGCTCTTTAAATTTATTTATTAATCCTTTTAATTTGTCATCTATTTTATCTATTACAGTTTCATCTTTTGCTAGCTCTCCGAAATTCACCTTTGTCGGTGCAATGTCCGGAACTGTATTACTCTTTCCTGAATCGTCATCAGAATCATCGTTATCATCATTATCGCTAGGGTCAGAAAGTTTATTAACCTGGTCAAATCCCATCAAGGAACGCATTTCTTTTGCTGCCTTTTTTGCCGCACTTCCTGCTTTCTTCGCAGATGATGCTGCCGTATCCGCTGAGTCAGAAGCATTGTCAAGCCCTGTGCTTGCGTCTGATGCTGCACTGCCTAAATCAGACATCTGACCGGCAGAACTACCACTACTTTTTTTTCCTGTTATAAGCTCAGTAAAAGATTTAAACGCATTTGCCAATGTTATAAGTCGACCGATTAAAGTGTTAATCATCTTTAGAACAGGAGTAAAAACATTTATTAAGCCTTGTCCGATGCTAGCTTTTAGTGATTGAAATTGTAGCGAAAGAATTCTGACCTGATTCGCCCAGCCCCCAGATGTTCTCGCAAAATCTCCATTTGCAAGTGCAAGCTGTTCCTGTACAAATTGATATCTGAGTGCTACTTTTTCAGCTTCTGACATTTGAGCAGTTGTTTTTCCAAAACCATTTGCAAGCGCATAACTATCCAATGCAGTTTGAGTCATTACAACACCTAAATCTTTTAATGATTCTGTTTCACCAGTAAATACTGATTTAAGTTTTGTATACGCTTCATCTTGTGACAAATTATAAAATGATGCAACGTCTCCTGCCAAAGCAGTAAGACTTGTTCCCATATCATAAGCCTGTTGCTCTGAAAATCCGAACGCTTTTGCCATCGCCCCAAAAGTACCAGTGTATTGCTTAGCCATTGTTTCAGACAACCCGAAATTTTTCGCTGCTGATTGTGCGAAACTATCCACTTGTGCTGCCATCTGTGGAAATGTTACATCAACAACATTTTGAACTTCTGCCAAATCAGAACCTAAGTCAAGACAACTTTTTCCAAATTCAATAAGTTTTTTTACTCCAAAAGCTGCCGCTATTGTTGCTCCTGCTTTTTTTGCTACGCTCGTAATCCCTCGCATTTGTCGGTTGAATGAATTTTGATTCACAACTAAATCTAATCCAATTTCACCGACGCTTTCTGCCATTTGCCTCACCTGCCTTTTTCACATAAACAAGAGCACTATTCAGTGCCCTTGTTTTAAATTTATTCCTGTATTCCTGCCATCTGCAAGAATCCCTGCTTAATTGCTTCTAATGCTGCATCCATTTGCTGCGAATTCGTCTTAGCCATTTGTTTTGCCCATTTGCTTCTCCATTCGCTTCTGATTCTCAGTTGCTCCGGAGTAAACTGTTCAAGCATTTCTTTTCTATCTTCTGCTCGGATGGATACAATTCTTCCAAGTGCTGTATCTGGTCCCAGACCAACTAGCATGTCCCGAAATTCATTCCACTTCATTCCTGCTGGCAGTTCTCGTGAAAGTCTTATCCCGTACTCGCTCTGAAATGACGATATAATCAAATCAAAATCGTCAATCAAATCATAGTACGGGTCACTACTCTCCCTCGTTATTTCCTACAACAAGCTCGATTGCAGTTTCTACAATCTTAGAAAGAGAACTTGCAGAAAGTTTCTTGCCTTTTTTGTCTTTTAAACTACAAATTTTTTCTACTGCTCCCTTTTCAAAAAGAAGTTCCATTGATTCTTTTACCGCTGACATATTCTCGCCTTTGTCTAATGTCCCCATCAATTTCAGCATTGTCTCAGCATCAGAGTTTACTTCTACTTCTAAATCTCCAATTTTTAAGATCGGATTCTCATCAAAAGATAATTTTTCGCTGATATCTACAATTTTTGCCATGTTTCCCTCCCTATTCTTTAACAACAGCGCTTGCAGGCACTACATTCGGTTTACCATTGCTAATCACATCAAACTCTAATGCACCAACATTCGTAGCATCTCCGCCTCCGCAGTTCTTGATATCAAACACAGCTGCATCCCATGAAACTGCTGTGCCGTCTGGGAACTCCCATTCAAAGTATCCTTCTGCATCATGACCATTTTTATACATTTTTCCAGCCACAAAATCATTGCCGGTGTCTCCAATATTACGCTTACCGCTTAAAGTAATTGTAATTGCCTTTGCAGTCATTAATGCTCTTTGCCAGCCTTCTGTATCCATTGGTGTCCATGTTTCAACACCGTTTGTGATTGAGACAGAGAAGCTCTCCATATCGGCGATTGTTGATGCACTTCCTTTTGCAGCACCAACTTTAAATTTATTATCTAAAACTGGAAATACATTTGTTTTTCCTGCCATGCTTATTTTCCTTTCCGATAAATTACAGCCACTTCGATGACATACTCATAGATACCAGCTTCATCTGTGCCAATATCCTGTAAATCATAAAGTGGCTGAATAAAATTAATTGTTTCTTCGTTTATTTTTACATTTCTTACTGCTCTGATAGCTTCAAATAACGCTGTAGCAGACTTTTCAGAGTCACGTGAAGATTTATTCCAATGTATCAGAATTGAGATATATTTTTCGCCATATCCCTCGCAAGAGACACCACCCAGAGCAGTATGATATTCTTTTTGATGTTTGCTATTGTATACACCAAATAACTTTTCTTTTTTATCTGGCATCTTACTCATATAGACATAATCTGCCAATTTCAGAGACTCTATAAAGTCTCTTACATCTGATAACATCATACTCCGCTCAACCTCCTGTACAGCTTTTTATATGCCTCGATTGCAAACTGACTTTTTGAGCCATTCGGCAGCCAATCTTCGTACCAGTCGCCTCTTGCATGAGGGTTTTCAGAAGTCTTAAAATGATACTCGGGATGAAAGTACAATCGCCGTGCGTAAGGTGTTGTTGATACAATTGTCACCTTGCCATTTTTACTCTGTGAATAGTCTACAGCCGTGCTTTCATTCTGTAAATTGCCGGTATCAAACGGAAATACCTGTGCCTGTACCACTTCGGTATGTAATGCCTCTGCCGTCTGCTCTAATGCGGTAACTTGCGCATCTGATAATTTTCTTATTGCCGGAAAATTTAATCTCACATTTGAATTAACTCGAATCACTCTAAAAGCACCTCCGTATAATTAACTGTGCCGTCGGGATTTCTCGCTTTTCTACCCTCAATAATTCTGCGACTCACTCCAAAAATTTCAGCCTCTCCTCCGGAGATGACCGCAAGCGCAGGGCAAATATCACCAGGAAATAATGCTGTTCCAGTGATTTGTATCAGCTTTTTCTCTGCTGTAAGCACTGTTTTTGCTTTATCTTGATAGTTGCATTTTCCAACAAATTCGACTGCCTCAAGCGGTTCTCCATACTTATTCAAGCCCTCTTGGTCAAATTTAAGTACAATATCAATCGAACATAACTGTTTTGGGACTAAACAAGGATATTTCATTTAATCACCTCGCAAGTCTACAGCATAAACCTGTCTGACATAACATTGAGTACACATCTTTGCGCATTGCAACACCCTTGTCTGTAAATACATTCCATGATGCTCCAAACTGCGCAGATACACCGTTGATGCTATATCCAGACAGTACGCTTTCAATCATATCTGCATTTTCATACTCAAATTCTGCTTGTTTACAGACTACTTCTTTAATAATTTCTTGCTGGAACTCTGTAAGATTAGAAAATCCCTGACTTACAATTCTGTTATAAGTCAGGGAATCAATATGCCGTGATGCCTGCAACAGTGCTTTCTCTGCACTGCCTTCAGGCATCACACTTCCTTCATAGTAATCTGTATAGTACGCTTCTGAGACGTAACTTTTATAAGCCATCTTATTCTCCTGCGTATTCTACTGTATCTGTATCTACATATACACTGTCTACCTTGCCATCTTTTCCGTTCGGGAATACAAATGTATCAGACAGAGAACGGTTCTGATACAGGTATCCATCTCCCTCGGTATGCCCCCCTGGATTAAACCAGTAGATGCTTGCGATCTTTGGCACAATCTTGCATGTATCTAAACTAGCAACTAAGACATTGATTTTGTGTGAGCCGGTCGTAGCAGGAGAGGAACTTTTTTTCTTCGGTTCAAATCCACCGTCATCTGGTTCCCAGTTAAATGCGTCATAAAAACGTTCATCGTCAATGACTTCCATTACTATCACACCGTCGATATCAGTTACTCTTGTTTCAATTCCGATACCGCCTTCTGCAATCTGAGTCATTTCAATTTTTTTTGTAAAGTCAGTAGACTGTTCTAATGCATCCATGATTGCAGTCGTTACATACATGATAAGTGAGCCTCTCGCTCTGTAACGTCTTAATTTGCCTTTTGCTAAGATATCTTTTAACATTCCAAATACTTTTGCTTTAGTGTATGTTGCAGCAGCCGTTGAAGAATGATATCCATCTGTTTTCTGTGCTACTTGTGCTATTTTTGAATAGAACAGAGCATCTGTTTCCGGCGCTGCCTGTGTCTTTTCAAACGTTTTAGAAATATTGAGGATGGAAGCAGTTTGATTTGTTTCATCCACGTCTGCCTTGTCGACAAGAAAAGAAATATCTCTATCATGAGCTACTGTAAACGGTACATCTGTCTGTACAAAATTACCTCTGTTCCAGCCGCCTGTTCTTTTGTGATTTTTATAACCAGTTGTACTCATCTGAGTGAAATGGAATGTCCTTGCTCCGACCCATCTTACATTATTTGTAATAAACGGAGATGTTAATGTTCCCTGAATTAAAATTTCAAGTAACTGCGAATTCCACTGTTCTGCGTAATTTAATGCCATTTTTTATACCTCTCTTATCTTAATAATTCCATCTATTCCAGCGTTTTGATGTCACTGTCGGCTTACTCTGCGCTGAGTTTTGCGGGTTCTGCGCTGGATTTCCACCGGTACCGATTTGTGTAAATCCTCGCTGTGAGTTCTGCTCCGATTTTAAACCTGGCACATCTTCGAGCACTTTGTTAAGTGCCTGTGTCATAGCCTCATCATTGATTTTTCCATCTTTTCCCATGACCTGGCTCAAATCAGCCATTTTTAAGACATAAGGGATTGTTTTTGCATCAATTCCGAGTGCTACAGCTGCAATCGTTGCAGCTGACTCAATTTTAGCGTTCTGTGCTTCCTGTTGAGCTGCCAGCAAATTATTCTGCATCCCTGCCACATCCGGCTGGTTTGCTGCTTTCTGCTCCTTAAATGTTGCAATTGCCTGCTCTACTTCTTGCTGAGACAATCCCTGCTGTTTGAAATATGCTTTCAACGCAGTGTCTTCTTTCGCTGCCAGTGTTCCCTCCAACATCTGCTGTATTTTCTCGTAATCAATTGCAGCAGGTTCTTGTGAATTGTTATTTGTTCTTGATGTATTTGCATCAGGAACTTCCGGAGCAGGAGCTGGCTCTGCAAAAAACTGCAAATTCATTTTAAACATTTTCTATTCCTCCATTTTAAGAGTGTCACTCTATTATCCGTTTTCATCGGTGTCACCGCCCGCACACCTTTTTAAGTCTTGTTGCGTTTGGACATAAAAAATAAGATGCTTCACCCCGCACCTCAAAGGGAGATAAACGAATCACCGCCTTTCTATGTGTAGCTTGCCAGTTTTAAGTACCACAACGTCGCCAATTCTTGCGATTTCATGCCCGATTCTCACTCCTTTCAATTGCACTGCTCCATCCACTACTTGATAGATAAAGTTCACTGTGTCGTAATTAATCCGAACTGCCAGCCAATCCGGTGCAATCCGGTCTGCATCAGGAGTTACTATGTATCTTTGTCTGTGCTTCATAAGCATCTCCTTAAAAATGGGTATAAAAATACCACCAACCTTTCGATTGATGGTACTATTGTCCTTGTTCCCATATCCATTTTTTTACTTTTTCAAAAGCCTCAATTGCCTTTTCTGGTGCGTTTTTAAGTTTTCCATTATGAATACGATTTGAATATGGCTCATATATTTTCATAAGTTCCCTTATTTCTTCGGGATATTCTCTAATTACCATTTTCACCTTCTCCTATGCAATGTCATATACTCCGCTTCTACTTCATCATATCTTCCAAAATCATACATTTCTTTAGCATATTTGCTTATTTCACTTACATTGTATTCATTAATGCCAGCTGAGTCAACTGTTTTCTTTGCTTCTTTGCAAGAATTTTTTATGTATTTACCGTAATTTTCTTCCGTAATTTCGCCGTATTTCGCTCTAAAGTTTTCTGCTTGTTTCATGTGCCACATTTCATGAAATTCAATATTTCCTTGATCTTTTACTACTTTACTGTCAACAATTTGAGGAAGATAGAAAACAGCATTTTGAATTGCATCATATTTACCATAAGCAGTCGGCATCTCTTCTGGTGAAACAATCACAATTTTCGGTTTTCTTGACAATTCAATTTTCCATTGTTTCAATGCCTGTTCTGTTCTTTGATTTATTGTATTCAATGCTCGAGGTTTAATTGCTGCTAAATCAGATACATATATTTCTCCTGGATATGTTTCAATCTTATTAATGTTAATTTCAGTTTTTTGAAACTGATTTATTAATATAGTCGATTTTTCGCCCTTTTCAACGGCTCGATATGCCTGTTCTTTCCAAGATTCTTTTTTAATTGCATACTGCTCTTTATTTTTCATATCAAGCGAGTGCTTTTCTAATCTTTCAAATTTCTCTTCCTGTCGTTCTGCATATTGCTCTTTTGCTTCTTTACGATTCTGTTTTTCTATTTTTTTTAGCTCATTACGGCTAAATTTATCATCTGGCGGTGTGCTGATGCCAGGAAAGTATGTAGTATGTGAATCTTTGCATCTCGGATGGTATAACCCCGCCGAAATTGCTGAACTCATAAGTCCATATCCGCTTTCTGATGCTTCTGCACCTGTTCCGCCGCTCCAAACATCATCAATCAGCACTTTCCCCACAAAGGGTAAGCACTTCGGACAGGGATTCCCTCTTTTATTTACGATCACAGTATGTATTCCCCACTCCTGCCGTTTCACTCCTTCGCCTTGCAGATACGCTCTCTTACTTGCTGTTCTGATTGCCATGTCTGCATAATCGGCAAGGGTGTGTCTAGCACCGTTTTTGTATTCGATGCAGTTTAATCCTGCCGACAGAAAATCATGAGTTGCCATATCTACCGCCTGCTCATAAGTTCCTGCTCCTGTGTTTGCATAAACTTGTGCATTGTAGATAATTTTTCGATATTGATCGTTAGCCATGCGTAGCACCGCCGTTTCAGCCTTTTTCATATCGTCCATTGTGGCTTTTATCAGAGCTTCAAGTTTTCTATCATTTAGCTTAAAAAACTCTGCCTGTGCCCCTTTTGCGACTCTGTGTCCTCGGAATCCTTTTCTGATTGCTTCCAGTATTACTTTTTCCTGTTGCATCTGTCCGTCAGAATTTGCTACTGAAATTAAAGAAGCAATCTCAGAATTGATATCCCGAAATTGCTCTCTATACTTCTTGCTATTCTGCTTTTTGTACTTTTCAAGAGTATGAAGCATTTCTGTCTGCCACATGCTCCATTGCTTACCTTCTTTAATTTCTTCAAACTTGTGTCTTTTGAAGTTTCGCATCATCGAAGCTATCAATTCATTCTCGATTGTCTCAAATGCTTTGCCAATGTCATATTCGTTATTTATTGCCATTTGCGTATACCTTGAAACCCTGCGCTTTAAAAGTTCTGATAACCTCTTTTAACTTACTCTTGCTCTCACAAGTATCATTTCTCAATTCTGCATAGTCTTTTTTCTCTACCGCATATACTCCAACCGGCACCTGCTCCTTTGCCACTTTCAGAAGTCCCTCGTATTCACTACGATTCATCCGGTAAGTCCGTGTTCCCACTTTTACTTTCATTTTCGCCCTCTCCTGTATTTTCTGTATTCGCTTTAAAATCACCAAGTTCCATGTTCAATGACGGCTCTTCTACACTTTGTATACCTTGCTCTTCTTTAAGTCGTGCGATTTCTTCTTCTTTGCAATGCTCATCGAGACTATCTCCATACAGTTCTTCTACGCACCGTTCAATACTCATGATACCGCCCTGCTTTGCTTTTGCTACTGTTTCAACTTGACTCTCGAAACTCGGATTTGCATACTCTCCAAACAGAACATTTGTTTGTACCTCTTCTGCTGCCTGATTCTGCAAAAAGTTATTTGCATTAATGCAAGCAGAGATAACATCTGGCAATGTTTCCTGCAACGCTTCTACAATTGCATTTCTCGTATAAAGCGTTGTCTTTTCTTTCTCTCTTTGCGCTTCTGCATTATCGAGCTTTTTCGTGTCAATTCCGAGTGTGGATGGACTTAATACACCTTGCAGACATAAGTCTAAAGCAGTGATATAAGACGATAAATAGCTTTCGTGAGGAATCGCTGGCTGAACAGTAACAACCTCGTTTTTCTGCCCCTCTCTCATATCTCCATCCGCCGAAAAATAGCGGTCGTCAAAAGCATTAGGGCTTACAATAGCTCCTGTGCTTGGGTCACGTGGCACTAAGCACTCAGGAACGTATGTTTTTGCTCGTCCGGCTCTGAGTGCATCCATCCATTGTGACCAAACTTCATCCAGTGAATCAAAATTGTCTAACTTGCCATCAAAGATGCTGCCACCTCTTCCGTCGTATTTCGCAGACTCATATATCATAAGTGGCACAGCAAGAATCACACTATTGTCAAATGTCACATCTGCAAGATTCTGTGTCGCTTCAAAGCTTTTGATATCGACCATTTTGTTATCAAAATAAAGCTCATTCACAATATACCCATATCCATACCGCTCATTCAGTGTGTACGTTTTTCCACTGCTCCGGTATGGTGTTTTAAATATAATTTCCTGTATGCGGTCTCTCTGTCTCACAAACTCAACTCGGTCGCCCGGAAACCATTCTAAAATCGGATACTCGCTTATGTTTGTATCAATCGTTACTTTAAAAGCTCCATCACCGATATAAAGCGCCTCTTTCAGCGCACTTTCCAGTTTGCGCTGAAATTTGTTTTCCTTTTCGATTGCTTTCCAGATATTTTCATGTGCCGGATTTTCAAATTCAAATCCATCCATGTCCGGTAATACTGCTGCTGTAAGAGTTCTTACAATCAGTCCAGGCAGACCGGTATGCACCTTTCGCATTTCCATGCCTTTTGAACACTTACTCGCCCAAAATTTGTATCTGTCTGCATGTTCGCAGTTCTGCATATAAAACTGCTCTAATTCATTGCTGTCACCTCGGAACCAGATTCGATTGCGAATCGAGTGCCCCTCGAAATCAAGCATTTCATTGATACTAAAATTGTACGGATTTGCCGGCAGTACATTCAACCAGCTCCGTAGACCTCTTTTTAAATTTTCATTCATTTCTTGCATCCACTTCACTGTGTGCCTCCTCTTCAAATCCTATCAGATGCCTGTACGGTATCCAAGCGTACTGCTGAGAGTTAATCGTGTGGTCGTTTCGGTCTTCCGGCACATCTTTTTCCTCGTCCCAAGAGTACCTTTCAAGTTCTGAGATATGCTCCACGCAAGTATCTACAACTATGTAACACCCTTGCGTAATCCATCCCAGTTGCAACTTAATCCTGTCCAAAATAGCTACTTTTTTGTACGACTCAATAAAGTTATACAAACACCCTTGCAGACGCTTATACTTGCGTAATTCCGTGATTGTAGCAGCATCTGCACAGTCGATATAAGTCTCTTTTGCAAATCCCCATTTTTCTCTGCATCGTTCCAGAAACTCCACAAACTTTACAGCCGTGTCGGACGGTGCTAGCGGATTTTCTAAATCTTTATTGCTGTATACTTGTTCTGCAAGCATGATAAGTTTGCGGTCCTCTGTAATTGCCAAAAAGGTCATTGCAATCGTATCATGAGTTTTCGCTGAGTACGATGTATCAAGCCCTGCGGTGAATTTCTTAAACTTGATTTTTCCATCTTTTATCTGTCTCTGCACCAATTTTTCAGTAACAACATGCTCTTTCCTGTTAAAATTCGGAAATATCAATCCAGTTGCTTTTCCTCTAAGTCCCAATATCTTGTTTTTCCAGATTTTCGTTCCTTTCGGAGTGTTCTGTATAATCTGCTGTTTTTTCGCATCTGGAAGCCCTGCATTATCATCAAAGCCAAAGAACCAGTGTCCCCAGCCACTTTTCGCCTCTGCTGTATTGAGTTCGTCAAGTATTTCCTGCGGAGTATCGTCTCGCCACTCTGGAAGCGGTCTGGAACAATTAATATACTCTTTATACACATCTAAATTGGGGTCGTCTGGATTTAATGTGCCCATGAAATAGTCACACCTCATTGCCGCCTCACGAACAAAGTCAATGTCTGCTGTATTGAGCTCGTCAATATACAAACAACCGTACTGACCGCCAAGCGCTTTTTGCCATTTCTGCTTATCTCCGTATCCGAGGACATACACAACTTTATCCCCTGCGTTTGTATGCAGCAGGATGTGAGGTATTTTATCATCTTTTGTGCCGTTTCCGTTGTACTTGACCAGACAGCCAAAATCGTCAACAATTCCCAAATCCTTATTGATGATATTTTTTTCTGCCGTACCGGTGTCCTTTGCCGCAATGATATGCAACTTTTTCGGACTCTGTGCAACTTTGAGCATAAACTTAAACAGTCCAACTGTCGTTTTTCCTGCTGCTGTTGTCCCTTCGAGAAATTCGACTGGCGCATCGCACTTTAAAAATGCTTTGTATTTTTCAGATAAAAGTAAGTTCTCAGCACTCACTACTCATTACCGCCTATTTGCTTCAAAATTGCCTCTAATTTCGATTTTTCTTCATCTATCGCAGACACTTCTACTTTGTCTTTGAACATACCTAAATGACGTCCTAACAATTCCAGAGCCTTTTCTTTATCATTCAGTTTAAGCTCAATTCCATTTTTTCCTTGCTTGATGCCTGCAATCGCTCTGACCTGCGCTTCCGTCAATTTATCAGTATCATGCAGCAGAACCTCATCATCTCTGATGCTCACATAATCTGTTGCCTTTGCAAATGCGATTGCTGCCAACTCTGCGATTACTCTATCTTGTGTGACTTCTGTGCGCTCCTGCCTATCTTGCATCCGCTCTGCGATATATTCCGCAACCTTAGCATTTCTTAGCATCCTGCTTCCATTTGCCATTGCTGTTTCATCCTTTTTCACAGCAGGATATGCCACTTTGTAAGCACGAGTGGCATTTAAGTCTATCAAATACTCGTCTGCAAATATTTTTTGTTTTTCTGTCACTGTGCTCACCTCCTTTTTGGGCAACAAAATAGCACCCATTTCTGGATGCTATCACAAAAGAAAAAAGTTAGGGAGTAAATTATGAAAACCATACAATTTAACCACTCAAGTTCGGTACTTGTAGACCCTTATCTTTTCGCCAGATAAGTAGCTGTTGCCGTCACGCAACAATTAAAGCGGAGGGACTCGAACCCTCGCCTGCCAGTATCACGTCTTATTACCAGCTGTCCTCCCAATTAGACCACGCTTCAACCCCATAATACATTTAGGGGGCTTTTAGGTTTAAAAAGAAAAAGTTAAAGTATTTTGTACTCTCTGACAACTTACATTTTACTATAGCTCTCCTAAAAAGAAAAGGTTAAATTCGTCCAGTTATGTACAAATTCGTCCAGTTATCTTCGTTTATATCCTGTTATGTAAATTTATGTCCAGTTATCTTCGTTTATCTTCGTTTATATATATTTATTATTAGCCTAACACTTCTTTTAAGTCATTTTCATTAACTTTAAGTTCTCTCAATGCTTTCTTTTTGAGTCCGCTCAAAGTACCTCTTGTTTTTCCAGTTTTCTCCATCATTTCATCAAATGTTAATGCGTAAATGTAAATATTTTTAAGGGTCTCTTTCTCTGCTGCATCTTTCAACGTTCCAATTGTCTCTCTAATTCTTAATTGTTTAAACTTTTCTGTGCAGAGCTTACTTGTCAACTTTTCTAATTGTTTGTCTCTTCTCATAAGCAAATCTGCCAAATCACTCTGTTTGCTCCCCTTTGGCATCCCATCGGCAGTTCCACTTTGCAGGATATCATTTTTTAATTCCTGCATTTCTACAAGCAGATATTGTTCCTCTTCAACAGATTTCCGATACTGCTCGAGAAATTCTTCTTTCATTCTGATTTCTTCACTTTTTGCCATTCGACTACTCCATTCCATTATTTTTTCCTTTCTTTCAAAGGGCAATCTCTTCTGCGACCTTCTTCCGGGCAAATAGGTCTTTGCCCGATTGCTGCGCAATGGTAGTGCTCTCCTTTAGAAAAGCTCAACATGCATGCGCAACAGCGTATTCCTTTTTCGTCAGAAAAACTCAGTTTTAAAACAGCTTCCATTTTATTTACCTCCCTGGCTACGTTATCCTCTCATTGCTTCAAATTCCTGCCACGAAAACGACTCACAAAAGCTATTCCCTGCTATTTTCGTTTTAATTCGCAGCAGGATAAAGTATTCATACATATCAACAACTGTTGCTTTTCTGATTTTCTTTCTTTTTCTGCGTCCGTCTTTTTCCTCGCTCACTTCTTCCGTGATAATTTTCACCTTCTCCCCAACTCTAACCTTATGCTCTCGTTCAAGTCTCTTTCTTGTTTCAGCGTTTCTTTCTGCCGCTCTCGTTCCCCAGAGCACTTCGGTGCCCTGGGATGTAATATCTCTGTAAGCCATTTATTTTTCCTTTCCGTTTATTCGATTGCCTTGCACTTCCACACGTAAGATACACGGAATAATGCTGAATTGCATTGATTTGCTTCATCTGTCAAAAAGTAATATCTTAATGGATAAAACAAATTAGGATTATCTCTAAAAGCCTCGTCCCTAGTCTTTCTTAAGATTCCTGTATACTTCACTTTGTCAACTAATGTTACTTCAACTTTCTTACCAAGCATTTGTTCTAACTTTTCTCTTTTCATTTTTCTCCCCCTAACGCTTTCTCCACTTCCGGAATCGTACACAGCCCTATATCACCAACGACTTTATTGCATTTGCATGTCTTGCAGTCTTTACCATCGCCGCCTAGTTCTTCTGCCATCCGTCCACACTCTTTGAAATCTTCCACCATTCCGGTCGAGTCAAATTCCAGTGTGATTCCATTTTTTAACTCTACTCTCAAGATTCCTCTCCTTTCTGGATGTTCACAACTAACATTGTCATAGCCTCAATTGCTACATCGAAGTCATGCCCCAACTCAGCTGCGTCTTTCATTCCCTGTTTTGTATCACTGCCATTTGCTTTACGTACAATATTTTGCATCATCGGCTTCAACGCTTTAAAATTAGCAATAGTATCTAACAATTCATCTTCTGTCAAAGATATAATTACTCTGTTTTCTCCCATGTTCTTTATCACTTCTTTCTCTCCTCCATCCATTTCTTCAAATATTCTTCCTGCTCGGCATCGTCCACTTCTCTGTCAGTATCTTGAACAATCATCCAGCAGCTTGCTGTAAGTGCTAAGAGCACTAATACAAACATAATCACTTTCAATTTATCACCTCTTTTTCTATACAAATCTTAGTTGTCCATTTTTTTCTTCACTTACTCTATCTGTTCTAAAATTTGGTTGTCTTTTGGCTTTACAGAGTTCTGGAAGATTCGCTTTTACTAATGCAGCAGGTATTGGTGGACAAACTGCATTTCCACATCGTTTTACTTGTTCACTCCTTGGATATGTTTTGCCGGTATAGTCATGATTAATTATGTAATCATCCGGAAATCCTTGGCATCCATACAGTTCTTCTGGTTCTAACATTCTCAATCCAATATCTATAATTTGATAATCAACACCTTTGATTGTAACTAATCCAAATCTATCTTTTGTTGTTACCGTATCCAGCGGAGACTCAATATTCTGTCCTGTTCCATCTCCATAATATTTAATCAAAAATGCTCTTACTTCTGCAAAATGTCCTGGGGAAGTCGTAACTGTATGAAGTGGCTCTCTTATATCTTGTCCTGTTCCGCTCTTATAAAATTTGCTAAGAAATGAAGTTACCAATCCATATCTATTTGAGCTATCAACTGTCATAATTGGATTCTTTACTATTTGCCCTCTAACATCTTTTGTAGTTTCAGAATGATATTGAATAAGTATAGGACTTAATACTGCTTCAACAAGTCTGTTGTGGTCAACTGTTGTAATTGTATCAAGCGGATTATTTGCTTTGCTTCCGCCGCCTTGGTAATTGCCACCATACGTTTTATCGATAATAGGTGAGAGCAATGGCTCTACAATTCCGTATCCGTGTTTTCCTGTAATCGTTGGCAATGGTTTAAAAATATCATTTTGCTTACGCTCACCACCATGATTGCACTGAATAATAAACGGCTCTGGATTATCTAATACAAATTTTTTTAAGCCTCTTGCAATCCGGTTCATTGTTTTTGGTGCTAATGGACGTACTGCTCGTATTCCGTATTTTTGCTTTATTTCCTCAGCGGTATCAAAAATCGACGGACACGGACGACTAAAATCTATTTTTTCACAAGCTCCAACATACTGCTTTAACATACCTGCCTCGACTTCTTTGCTCTCTGCCGGTCCATGCGTGGGATTCGGCCATACAATTTCTTTTCCATCACATCTTGCAATCATAAAAAATCTTTTTCTCATTGTCGGAGCACCATAGTCAGCCGCTATCAGCTCTCGAAACTGTACTTTATACCCTAAATCAGTTAGCTGTTCTACAAATTTTTTAAATGTTTCTCCTTGTTTTGATTTTATTGGACGATGGCTTCTGTTAAGCGGACCCCACGTTTTAAATTCTTCTACATTTTCCAGCATAATCACCCTTGGTCGAACAAGACCTGCCCACCTACATGCCACCCACGCCAAGCCTCTGATATTTTTATCTTTTGGTTTTCCACCTTTCGCTTTTGAAAAATGTTTGCAATCCGGTGAAAACCAAGCAAGTCCTACAGGACGCCCTTTGCATATTTTTACTGGGTCAACAGCCCACACATTTTCGCAATAGTGTTTTGTGTTCGGATGATTTGTTTTATGCATTCTTATTGCTTCTGGGTCATGATTAATTGCAATATCGACATTATATCCTGTTGCAATCTCAATCCCTGTAGATGCTCCTCCGCCTCCTGCGAAGTTATCTACAATCAACTCTCCGTTTATCATGTGTTTCTCCCCAATTCATTTATTTCAACAACGCTCGTTCAAGTTCACCCATGTCATAGCTTCTTTGCTCAAAATTATTAAATTTATTTTTTTGATAATTGCGCTTGGGCGCTTTTTCTTTATATTCTTTTATATCTTTTATATTCTTATTATTCTTGTTTGTGTTCACTTGTTGTTCATCTGTTGTTCGCTTGTTGTTCACCTGCTGATTATTTCGTTGTTCACCTTTTTGGTAAACGTCCCACGAAACTATTGTAATTAAGCGGTTTTTATTAGAAGTTTGTTGTTCAATCTGTTGTTCATTTTCAAAAGTTTTTAAAATTCTAGTTACTTTATTTTCGTCAATCTTCAATTCGGACGAAAGGACTTTTCTACCGGTGATTAATTGCCCTGGTTTTAATGTAATTTTCTCACCTTTAAATATAATCGGGCATGGTGCATGTGACGCTTGTAACAGCAAATAAACCCACAATGCAAGGTAATCAGAGTCTTTCATAACAACTGGATTATCTACCAGTTTTCTATGTAATTTAATCCATCCACTCTTCATTTTAGGATGCCTCCTTTTGCAGCCCTACAGACCGCAGAGCTGCTATGTATTTGTGATATATGTGGTAAGCAGTATAAACTGCGAATCCCCTTTTTACTCGTCTTGATATTTCTTTTTTAAATAATTAATCATTTTCCCTAATGTAGCATCCTCCATATCTTCAACGGTTTCATTTGCATCAATATATCCGAAGCTCTTTAACCATTCATCTAACTCTGGTTTGCAACCATTCTTTTTCCATATTTCCTTTGCCATTTTAATTCTTGCATCTCTTGCAATTTTAGTATCTGGAAGGTCGCTTTCTTCAAAATCAAATGGACGTTCATTCTTCACCCACATGTTGAATCCAAGTCCTGTGTGGATTGCAACGCACTTTACAAAAGAACGACACATACTATTCCAAACAACCTGCTGATTCAAAGAATTATCTTTAACTGGGTTCTTTCCGTTCATTACAGGTGACTGCATGTAATAAGTGTTATCATCAATTACAACTTTAATTCTTGTCTCATAACAACGATTTTCCACGTTATATTTGTCTTTAAAAATAATATCTGTATGTCTCAATGCACTACCTGTTTTTTCGTCCGGAACCGGTTCAAAATACGCTCTTTCCGCTCCATTTTCTCGTAATAACTCAATACATTTAGCCCAGTTTAAATATAAAAAGCCATCCCTTTTATCGCAGTATTTTTTAACATCTACCTTTACAAGCTCACTATATGGTTTTAACATCTTCTATCTCTCCTTTTTATAACTCTCCTGTCCAGAAATACAGTTCATCTGTTTCTTCATCGTAGGAAATAGATTCCAGAAAATCCCATTTAGGATTGTCACCATCAATTACCTTTACTCCTTTTTCGTAAAGTTTGTCTAACAAAATATTGATAATTCCACAAATTTCAATTGGACCATTTCCCTGTGTAATTAAATCAATTAAATCAATTTTTGTATCTGAGCATGTAGCATCTACACCATATCTTGCACTCATCTTCACCCTTCTTTCTGCAATGCACTTCCAAGCACTGCTGCAATAACTTCAACAGATACATATTTCTCTTCACGCCATCCAGCAATCAAACTATCCAGGACTCTGACTTTCTCCGAATCTCTTACCAACTCTTCGTACTCGATTGCCCCGATTGTTACACTATTTACCATTGCTTCTTACTTCTCCTTTAACATTGTATTTTCTATCCAGTCACCGAACATAATTTCTCTATCTGCCTGTTTCTTCTGCTCTTTCTGCCATTTTGCATCAATTACAGCCGTAATCCCAAAGCACACAGCCATTCCAACCAACGCTGCTACCAAAAACAGCATTGCTAATGTGTCATTGCACTCTATCGCTTCATAGAGCCAACCACCAATGCAAGTTCCAATCCAGAGTCCTGCGATTGTTTCTGTAATAGATTCCACTTTTTTCTTACTTTTCATTGATTTTCCTCTTTTCATCTGCTAAAATCATGATGAAATCTTTTATCTTTTGTCCCACAGGAAGTCGTATTTCCTATGGGACGTTTTTTATTGGATTGCAATCCCTTCGATTTCCATGAAACGCTTAGCATTGATAAAGTACACCCATCTGTTCGGTGATGTATGTATCGCATAACCCCACGGAAAAACACCCTGCTGCAATCCCTTGCGAACTGTTACATGATTCATCTGCAACAGTTCAGCCGCTTTTTCGACATCCAACTTCGGAATCACTTTATCTCGTACATCCGATGCTGGAAGTACAAATACCTGCTCGTCAGTTTTAGCAAAGTAATCTGCTGAGAGTCCAAGAGCTGTTGCAAGGTCACACTGAACCGTTTCCGATGGTATTTGCTTTCCGGAAAGGTATTGGCTGATTGAGCCTTTGCTCTTTCCGGTCAGACCACACACCTGAGCTTGATTTAAGTCCAGCTCCTGCATGGCATTTCTCAATTTTTCCGCAAATCTCAAAATATTCACCTCCTCTCACACTGTTTCAATAAAACCAAATATTGTTAATTGTTAACCTCTCTTTTATACAAATCGCATTTGCGAGTTACATTCCTTAATCGCAATTTGAGTATTTGTACACGGTTGCCAATGCTGTACATACTCAATCGCCTCATTAAAACGCTTCTTTTGCACATTGTTTCGTGCGTTCACTCGAAAATAACGTTTCAAATCTCTGTTACACTCGGAAAATACTTTCTTTCCAATTTCTCTATACGCTTCACTGCTTTTTCCGCCAAGTGCATCAATCACAACATAATTCACTGCTTCTCCAAGTGCTTGCTGTTGAGCATAATCAATCGTCATCGTATTCTCTAATGTAGTTACTCTCTCATCCATCTTGACAAGTTTCTTGTCATGCATCAGAATCGCCTGCATTTCCGGAGAGTAGCTTTCCATTTCATAGTGTCCTGTTTTACGGATTGCCGGAAGTACTTCGCTGGTTACCCAACGCTTAAACTTTCTCGCATTAGGCATTTTGCTGGAAAGGATAAGACTGTAAAGACCCGATTCGTTAATAAATATCACTTCTCGATTCTGACCTGACAGAACGATTCGTTCGGTCAGCTTATCTTCCTCATCAATGTGGTCTCTGATTGCTTTTGCTGTGTTTGTGTATTCAAGAATGTCTGCTACATCCTTGCCGATAAACCACACCTCTTTATTAATTGTTACTGTTCTTACTTGTCCAAATTCTTCATTGCTAAAAATCTGTAAATCGTTCAATTTCCTCACTCCAATCCTTTAATTTTAGTCAGAAGTTGCTCCACATTCTCGTCTAACTCTCTTAAATTTTCAATAATTCCAGTCACTGCTGGATACTCAAGTCTGCCTTCTGAATCTTTTCTTTGCTCCAGCTGTTTCAAGTAGAACAATCTCTTTTTGTAATATCCTTGCACCCAAATTAAATGAGTTTCAATGTCATCTAACTCAGATTTAGTGAGTGCATTGCTTTCTTCCATTTCTCTTCACCTCTCTTTCTTACTATGCTGTTCTCTCTCCAGCAGACTCTAAACCCTCTCGCTTTCTGCATACTGCCGCTAATGCCATGACTGTTGCATCGAGATAATACTCTTCACGCTCTGTCATGTGAGGATACGTTTCTTTTAACAATTTCAATGTTCTTTCCTGTGCCTCTGTCATTGTCTCACTTCCTTTCGTTTGTTGGTATATTCCAATTATATGTTGGTTAATCGCTTTTGTCAATGCTTTTTAAGAAATTTACCAACATTTTGAAATTTACCAACATTTTCTCTTGATTTTTCAATCATAATAAAGTACAATAGAAAAAGAAAAGAGGTGAATATATATTGAATGAACGTTTAAGAAAGCTGAGAAAAACTTTAGACCTTACTCAGCAAGCATTTGCTGACAAACTCGGAATAGCACGAGGTAATATAGGTGCATACGAAGTTGGTAAAAACGCACTTAGTGATGCTGTCATATCTCTCATCTGTCGAGAATTTGATGTTAACGAAAACTGGCTCCGTACCGGCGAAGGCGAAATGTTCATCGAGCTAACAAAAGAAGAAGAAATTGCAACTTTTATAGGCGGGGTTTTGAGAGACGAAGATGATTCTTTTAAGAAACGTTTAATCTCTGGACTGGCGGCATTGGATGAAACCGGATGGGAAGTTTTAGAAAACTTTCTTAATTCAATTCAAAAAAAAGAGGACTGATAGTATCAGCCCTCTGCTCTGGAATTGCTTCGATATTACAGATGTAACAACGCTTTTACATAAAAGTAAATTAAGCGCAGTTTTCGCTCATCTGCCTTATCCAACAGTTCCGCAATCATTTTTTTGTAATCCATACCTATGTACCTCCGTTTCTTCTGTACTGTGCAGCCCGAAACGAAATTCCTTTCATTATATTACTACTTTTGAGAACAAAAAGAAAGGTTTTCCCGAACATTCGTTCTGTTTCGGCTGTTTTATCTGTCGTTACATTAATTAAAACGACAGCATTTTGGAAAAAATTACAAGAAACGGAGAATCGTCCGGTAAACCGGACACTTATTTAACTGGTGACTCAAAGAGGTCTGTAATGTGGCATTTTAGACCTCTAGCAAGTTTTTCGAGCGTACAAATCGTAGGGTTTGAATCTTCGTTCATGCACTCTTGAACAGATGATTTTGATACTCCAGTCATAAGCGAAACTTGCCGAATTGACATGTTTTTTTGGTACATAATTTTATCTAATAATATCTTCATATTAATAGTATTTAGCATTTTTAAAAGAATATGTATTGGAGATGAAATAATGAGGTTAAAAGAAAATATTTCTGTTCGTTTAAAAGAAATAATGGATATAAGAGGTTTTCGTCAAATTGACGTATTAAACTTATCCATCCCCTATTGTGAACAATATAATATCAAAATGAATAAATCAGACATCAGCCAATACTGTGCTGGAAAAAACGAACCTACCCCCAAAAAACTCTTCATTCTTAGTTGTGTCCTAAATGTAAATGAAAAATGGCTCATGGGGTTTGATGTGCCAATGGAAGATAATACAGAAACTAACTCTCAAATAGGTAAACTGATTCGTTCACGTCGAGAAGAACTTGGAATGACACAAGAAGAACTTGCTTATCGCCTTGGATACAAAAGCAAAACAACTATTGCTAAAATAGAAAATGGAACTAACGATATTGTTCAAAGTAAAGTTACTGCTTTCGCCGAAGCGCTTAATACTTCTGTTTCCTATTTGATGAATGTATCAAAAATTCAAACAACAATAGATAGCTATGAACACTCTTTAATTTACGAATCTTCCAAACTAAATCCAAAGGGAAAACAAAAAATCCTAAGTATCATTCAGGAAATGGCTTGTAATCCTTTATATAATGATAATTATCTACAATCTATTGCCTCTTATCAACAAAAACAGACTTTAAAAGGAGACAATACTATGAAAAGGAGATGCACATAATTGACCACAGGAGAACGAATAAAAGAGGTTAGAAATCAACTTGGAATAAGTCAAGTTGATTTTGCTGACAAAATTAATGTTTCTAAGCAAACATTATATAAGTACGAAAACAATATGGTTGTAAATATTCCTTTCAATAAAATAGAAGCTATTGCTCAACTAGCTAATGTTTCCCCTGCCTACTTGATGGGTTGGACAAATGAACAACTTGCTTCTACAAATCAAGATAAAGTTATCACAACAGATTATATGTCTAATGTAAAAGAAAGAATCTTTGGTGCTGTCACAATCATGAGTGAAAAAGAGGCTGAGAAAATTTGGGAATTAATTCAAGCTACTTTTATTTTGGGCAACGCAGAGGAAGTTCCAGCCGAACCGGAAGAAATTGAAACGTTAGAGGCTTACCAAAATGGAGACCCAGAATATCAACCTTGCTATACTCATGAGGAAATGTTAAGGGAACTTGGTTTGGATAAATAAATTAGGAACGCATCGAGCGTTTAAAGGGCAAACAAAGCAAATACTTTTAATCGAGGGGGAAAATTATGGACTTCAAAGAAGAACTAAAGAATCATGTTAAGCGAATCGAGAACACAAAAGATACACTTCAAACTGAGGAAGCAACCAAAATGGCTCTCATCTTACCTTTTTTTCAACTGCTCGGATATGACGTATTTAATACCTCAGAGTTTTGTCCAGAGTATACTGCCGATATCGGAATCAAAAAAGGGGAAAAGGTAGACTATGCTATTCTAATCGCAGGAGAGCCGGTTATTTTAATTGAAGCAAAGGCTGCTAATAAAAAACTTGATAATCATAAATCACAGCTTTTTCGGTATTTTGTTTCTACTCCTGCCAAGTTTGCAATTCTTACAAACGGAATTGAGTACCGGTTTTATAGTGACTTAGACGAAGCAAACAAAATGGATAAAGACCCATTTTTAGCTGTGAATTTACTGAACGTCAAAGATGCTCAGATTGCTCAATTAAGTAAATTTCAAAAAGATACATTTAATATTTCTGATATTTTAGATAGTGCGTCACTACTTAAATATGTCAATATTTTTAAAGATTATATTGACCAACAGTTTCAAGAGCCGGCAGATGAGTTTATCAAGCTCCTGCTGCAACCAGTTTACAAAGGTGTCAAAACTCAAAACGTTATTGAACGCTTCCGTCCTGTCGTAGCAAAAGCAATGACTGAGTATCTGACCGAAACACTGAATGAAAAGTTACAGGCAGCACTTGAAACGACTGCAACAACTTCGACGAATGATATCAATGCACTAAAAACAAATGAACATTGGGAAATTCTGAATATTGTAAAAGAGATTTTACAGAATGTAATAGATGTAAGAAAAGTAAGTCTGAAATATACAAGTGCTTATATTGCAGTCTTGTATGAGAAAAATACAAGAAAATGGATTTGCAGAATCACGCTCTCTTCCAACCAGCAGAGTCTTATCATTCCGGACGAAAATAAAAATGAACTGCGTTATAACATCGACGATATTTCGGATTTATTTAAATATTCCGAGCAAATTATTGAGTCAGCGAGACGCTACTTATTCTCTGATACACTATCTGAGAAACAAGAAGAAACAAAAGATGTCTTAAAAACTCGCTGGGGCACTTATCAAATGCCTGAGCCTTATCATGTTTGCATTACAAGAGGACCTCGTACTGATTTAAAGAAAATTAAATAATTCAGGGAGAAAAAAATGGGATTTGGAGAATCAGCAACTATCAAAAAGATAGGTATTATAAAAGTAGATGAAGAAAATCAAATGTTCCAAATTAAAGGGGCTATTTCAAATAATGGGAAAAAAAGCGGGATTATTGGAAAGACTTTTAAAGGGGCAATGGCTATTGGAACAGCAGGTATGTCAGTAGCGGCAGGGAAAATACTTTGGGCTGGGAAAAAAAAA